AGCAGAAAAAGCAAAACTTGAAGAAGAAATTGAAGATCTTCAAAAAGAAATTGACGAACAAAATCGAAAAGCCCCAACATTCAAAGATGTTGAGCAACGTGGAGGAAAGAAATTGGAAGAACGTGACGCAATTGCTAAATTCATTCGCACTGGTCAAACTCGTGACATCGTAGGTCTTAAAACAACAGACTCTGGAAGCGCCGCTTTGATCCCAACTGAAGTGTTGAAACCTCACTTCCTTGATAAGCCACGCAATCCACTTTTGGATCTTGTCCAACGTGTTCAAGTAAATAGTGGTTCTGGTAAATATCCAGTTATCAAGAAAACAGATGGCAAAATGGTTTCAACTGATGAATTGAAAGCTAATCCTGAACTTGGAAAACCAAACATCAGCGAAATTGATTACTCAATCAAGACTTACCGTGGATACATCCCTGTATCTCAAGAAATGATTGATGATGCAGACTATGACATCATGTCAATCGTAGAAGATGAAGTATTCAACCAAGGCGAAAACACTGAATTGTCATTGATGACTGCCGTCCTCAAAACAGCAACTCAAGCAGATGCTGCTGGATTTGATGGCATCAAAGACATCTACAACAAAAAACTTAAATCAATCTACAAAGCAAGTATTGTTGTAACTCAATCAATGTTTGCAGCACTTGACAAGGTCAAGGATAAAAATGGGAAATACATGCTTCAACCAGATGTTACATCCCCTACAGGCTATTCTTTCGGTGGCAAAACTATTTATCCAGTGGATGACACCCTATTTGGCAATGAAGGTGACATGAAGTTCTTTATCGGAGATGTTGCTGAATTCGTTAAATTGTTTGACCGTCTTCAAGTATCAGTTAAATGGATTAACAATGACATTTATGGCCAATTGCTTGGGCTTTTCCTACGTCTTGATGTCAAGAAAGTAGATGAATCTGCTGGATTCTTTGGCACATACACTGATGTTGTAGCGTAAGGAGGTATCACATGGCCTATACAGTAATCCGTCCATTCAAGGACATGCGTGACACAGAACAACATGAATATAAAATTGATGATGTATTTCCACGCAAAGGCTATGAACCTGATCAAGAGTTTGTTCAAGGACTCTTGACAGGCTTCAACTCAGCAGGCTCAATCTTCATCACTGATGAAGTAATAAAGAAAGCTACTAAGAAAGTAGAAGAGGCTGCTGAAGAAGTGGAAGAAACTGCTGAGAAAGCAGAAGAAACCTCTGAAGAAGTGGAAGCAACTACTGAGGAAGTAGAAGAAACCACTGAAGAAAAACCAAAACGCAAGAAAGCAACCAAGAAAGAGGAAGAATAGCATGGACACTGGTCAGTTAGTGGAATTACTTAAAATTAAATTAGGAATTGCTTCAAATTTGCGAGATAAAACACTGGAGAAGATTGTCTCAAGCGTCATCAGCGAATTAACAAACAATCTGGGTGTTGAATTGGTTCCAGATCGTGCTGACCATGAAATGTTCATTGTTGACTTTGCTGCCTATCGCTATGAAGGTGGTGTTGATCTACCACGCCACCTTCAATGGCGCTTGCACAATCTGCAAATCTCTTCCAAGAAAGAGGTGTGAGATGTGGAATGATGAAATCACATTGATAGGTTTTAAAATTACAGGCAAGGACAAGCTCAAGCAAGATCTGACTGAGAAAGTAAAGACTACAATTTTTTGTAAAAAGAAATCTATTACACGGTCCGAATTCTACCAAGCCAATCAGGCTGGCATTCGTCCAAATCTGATTGTTGATATTCACAGTTTTGAATACGACAATCAGGAGTTTGCTGAATTTGGCGGTAAGGAATACCGGATTTTGAAGACATATCCAATCAACCTCAACATCCTTGAATTGACTTTAGTGGAGAAGATGACATGAGCCAAGATCTAGCCAGTCAAATTGCTAAAGCATTAGCAGAGTATTCCACGGAAGTTGAAGAAGAAGTGGATAAGATAGCAGAAGAAACAGCAGAAGAGGCCGTCCAAGAATTAAAAACCACAAGTCCAAAAAGTCCAAGGGCAAAAGGTGGTAAGTATGCCAAATCCTGGAAAAAAACAAAAATGGGGAAAGGTAATTTTGTAGTTCATAACACAAATTATCGTCTCCCACATTTGCTTGAATTTGGCCACTTAAAGAGGAACGGGGGACGGGTTTCCGGCATCGTACACATCAAGCCGGCAGAAGATCACGCTATTGAGAATTTTGAAAAGAAATTGAAGGAGCTTGGAAGATGAAGCTGTCAGAGTTTGCAGATATTTTGGAACAGGCTGGCTTGCCAGTCACTTACAAGGCATTCAGGGAAGGAAATGTCCCCACGCTGCCTTACCTTGTCTATTTTGAAAGCTTGCCATCTATCACAGGAACAGACAATCAAGCATCATACATGATCCGTGCTGTCACTGTAGAATTGGCATTTGAACGAAAAGATGAGGAGCTAGAAGAACGATTGGAAGAGCTGTGGAATGACCACAAGCTCTTTTATGATGTTCAAGAAGAGAATTTTATTGAATCAGAAAGACTGTTTGTGAAGTCTTATGAAGTCTATCTATATTGAGGAGGAAAGAAATGACTGAAAACAAAGTTACATTTGGGCTTGAAAATGTCCATGTGGCACCAATCCAATCCATCAGTGAAGCAGGAGTGATCACTTATGGTCAAGTATTCCGCTTCCCTGGAGCGATGGAATTGACGCTGGACCCTAAAGGGGATTCAGGATCAGTGAAAGCTGATAACATTGATTATTACTTCGTCAACTCAAACGAAGGTTACGAAGGTAAATTCAAAGTCCCACACATCATTGAAGCATTCGCAACAAAAATTTTGGGCGACATCAAAGACTCTACAACAGGAGTGGTCACAGAAAAAGCAGATGCGAAGACAACCAACTTTGCACTTATGTTTGAATTTGCTGGCGATGCTAACAAGACACGCCATGTCATGTATTACTGTTCAGCAAGTCGCCCATCTAGCGGATCAGCTACCAAGAACGGAACCAACGTGAATGAACGTGAATTGAGCTTCAAGGCCAGCCCTCGTCCCGGTGATCAAGTTGTGAAACGTTCTATCACATCAGCGGATGATCAAGAAGTTTATAAGAAATGGTTTGAAAAGGTTTATGAACCTAATCAAGCTTTGTAATTAGGGAGGTCTTAAATGCGTAAGAGTGTGATCATTAGTGAGAAGGAGTATGAGCTTGTTACAAATGCTTACACTCCTATTGCTTATAAGAGTGAGTTTGGTAAGGATTTCTTCCAAGATCTATTTGGAATGATCTCAAACCAGAATATCATGCAAATGGCTGAGAATGGCAACAATGAAGTTGACATCAACATGTTGGCCAATTTTGACATGACCTTCTTCAATCGCTTGTTTTGGGTTTTCACAAAATCAGGAAATCCACACATCAAGCCTTACGAACAATTTTTCATGGAAATGGAAGAATTTCCTTTGCAGGACATTGCTCCAATTCTAATGGAAATGATCAATGAGACAATGACGTCAAAAAAAAACCAGATGAGTCAGAATCAGCCAGTGATGAAATCTTTACAGTAGAATCCTACCTTTCTTGCTGTAAAGAAACTGGTCTCACAATTGATGATCTGAAGCACATTTCAATTGGAATGGCTCTGGATTATCAAACAGATTATGTGAATTTGCGTACCGAGAACAAATCAGAAACACGCAAGGCCACACAGTCAGATTTTGACTCATTCTAGTCTGAAATAGAGTGCTGAGAGGAAGAATCTGAGGTCAAGTTCATCGAATAGATGGACGATTGATCACAAGAAACCTTTAGGCGCTCTTTATATTTTTATGTGAAAGGAGGAAATATGGCCGGTAATATTAAAGGGATAAAAATTGAAATTGGTGGTGACACACAGCCCCTTCAAAATGCCCTGAAAAAAGTAAATTCTGCCTCTATTGAAGCAGCAAAAGAATTGAAGAGTATTGACAAGGCTCTGAAATTTGACACAGGGAATGTGACTCTATTGGCTCAGAAGCAAGAAGTCCTCCAAAAGCAAGTCTCAACAACCAAGGAAAAATTGGAAACATTGAGACAGGCACAAGCACAAGTTGAAGCTCAATTCAAGAGCGGTGACATTGGTGCTGATCAATACCGTGCATTTCAACGTGAAGTGGTCCAGACAGAGAATATCCTGAAGGGCTATGAGAACAAGCTTGAAAATGTCAATAAGGCATTAGATGGAAATGGGAATGCTACCAAGTCCAACCGGGAACAACTGAAAGAGCTTCAAAATGAGCAACAACGACTTGCAAGCGAAGGTGACAAAGTTGTCAGTTCCTTCAAGTTGCAAGAAAGCCAGATGGGGTCCAACGCTAGTGAAGCAGATAAGCTGGCACTTGCTGAACAAAAGATTGGGAAGCAAAGCGAGATTGTTGCCCAACAGATCGAGAATCTTGAAAAGCAATTGGCTCTTGCAAAACAAGAGTATGGCGAGAACTCAACAGAAGTCAATAAGCTAGAAACTCAATTGAATGAATCCAAGGCTGCCTTCAACGGGCTTGCCAATGAAATGGAAAACCTTGGCGAGTCAGGAAAGAAAGCTAGTAGCGGTCTTGAAGAGACAAACAAGCTTCTGAAAGCTGAATTGCTGAATCAATTCTCTGAGAAGTTATCTGAAATCAGTCAAAAGTTGGTTGATTTTGGGAAGAGCGCTCTAGATGCATTCCGTGAAATTGATGAGGGAATGGACACCATTGTCACCAAGACTGGTGCCGGTGGAAAAGCTCTTGAAGAAATGCAAGGCATTGCGAATGGCATAGCTACTGAGGTTCCTACTGATTTCAGTACCATCGGGAATGCGGTTGGTGAGGTCAATACTCAATTCAAGTTAACCGGGGACGCTTTAAAAGTGACCTCAGAAGACATGATCAAGTTTTCTGAGATCAATGGGACGGATGTCACCAATGCAACAATCCAATCAAAGCAGGCAATGGAAGCTTATGGCTTATCAATTGATGACCTAACAGAGATTTTGGATAATGTAACCTACGTTTCTCAAGATACCGGGGTTTCTGTTGATGAGTTGATGAAAAAGGCAACTGATGGAGCGCCTCAAATCAAGATGCTTGGCCTTGAATTTGGTGAAGCAGTCACCCTTATTGGTCAATTCGAGAAAAACGGGGTGGATTCATCCTCAGCGCTTTCTGGACTGACAAAGGCCGCTGGTGTATATACCAAGCAAGGAAAGACCATGAAGCAAGGTCTGAATGAAACCATTGAAGCCATCAAGAATAGCAAGTCAGAGACCGAAGCGATGGGAATCGCTATGGAGATTTTTGGTGCTAAGAAAGCCCCTCAGATGATTGATGCAATCAAACGTGGGAAATTCAACATGGAAGATTTAGGCTACACTTCACAAGTGTCAGCCGGTTTGGTTTCACAAACTTATGAAAGCACTCTGGATCCTATTGACAAATTCACGACAGCCCAAAATGGTTTGAAAATCGTTATGGCTGAAGTCGGTGGGGCTATAGCAGAAACATTTGCTCCAGTGCTTGATGTACTTGTAGGCCTTTTTAAAAATGTCGCAGAATGGGTAAATAAATTACCTGGGCCAATTAAAGAACTTGTAGTTGTATTTGGAAGTATTGTGACAGTAGCTGGAGTACTGTCCCCAATATTCCTCGCATTACAAGCGGCAGCAATGGCAGCTGAAACCACTATAGGTGGACTGATAGCTGCTGCATTACCAATAATTGGAACAGTTATAGCAGTAGCTGCTGCAATTGCTGGAATTATAGTAGTTATTAAGTATTTATGGGAAACCAATGAGGGATTCAGAACCGCTGTTGAAACAGTCTGGAATGCTATCATGTCAGTCATCAATACTGTTGTCCAAGCCATTTCAAGCTTTGTAATGGAGATTTGGGGAACACTGACAACATGGTGGAACGACAATCAGCAACTGATCAGACAGACAGCAGAGACTGTCTGGAATGCCATCTCAGCGGTAGTGACAACAGTCATGAATGTTCTTGGTCCATTCATTGAAACTGCATGGAATAACATTTCAACCATAATTTCCACGGTCTGGGACACCATCAAAACCGTAGTAGAAACAGCCATCAACGTGGTATTAGGCATCATTAAGACTGTGATGCAGA